CAAGAAGAAGTTTTGCTTCATCCTCGGTAATGCCTAAACGTTCAAGTAATACTGCCTTAGCCTGAGCCTTTGTTTCGGCTTCGGCTTTTTCTGCCTCCCACTTTATTTGATTTTTTTCATATTGCTTCAATTCTGCATTTGTAAAATCTCTTTCATAAACTTCACCAGTTGTACAATCAGCAATTAATTTTTTCATTAGTTCACTCCGTATAATATAAATGTGCCTGATGTTATATTTCCAACATTACAAAAAAACTCAAAAGATGTAATTGCACCTGTTTGGTTGTAATAAGCGTGTCCAGCGTTATATGTAAAGTTTGTGTTAGTTGTTCCGTTAGTTGGAAATGAAGCAAATTGCAGCCACTTTGTTTGCGTTGTGTTTGCATAATCAGGAATGGTCAGATAAAAACCACCATTAGCAGTTGTATCATTGACTGATGGTGAAATTTCCGCCTCAGTTGCATTGAACGTATAACTAGAACCTGCACCATCATTAAAATTGACCTTTTGGTGTCTGTTTGCGCCTGAATCAGAATTGAACCTGCATTTTACACTTGCACCACCAGTAGCAGATTTGAAGTTTCTAATTACAATATAAATGTTTTTGTATGTAGCCGGAATCGATGTGAACTCGACTGTTGCTTGATTACTTGCGGTAATGCTTTGAATTTGAGTTATGCCACCACTTGAGGAAGTTGCCCATGTAGGAACTCCACCAGCAACAGTTAAAACCTGCCCAGTTGTTCCAATTCCAAGTCTTGTCTTTACATTTGCACTTGAGGATCGATAGGCAATATCTCCAAGAGTAGTTTCTGGATTAAGTGCTTTTGTTGTTGTATCAACAGATGAACCGAGTGTGCGAATAGCGGATGCGCCATCCTTAACCAGAGCTGTGTCATCTGGGGTTGCCCAGCCATAGTTTGTAGTAGTTGCCATTTTTCTCCTATTATCAGGCTACGATTGTAGCGTATTCCCATGTCAAAGTATTGCTTAAAGTATTCCAAGCCTCGCCGATTGGCACAGAATTCCATCTCATAGCCACTTGGCTAAAGCTGACCGGTGAAAGGTTTATTGTCAAAAATAACTCATTAAATCTTGTGCTCCAACGCCATCCCTCAACATAACCTTCAAATTCGCCATTGCTGATTTGAGCAGGTAGATCTTGAATGTTCAATGGCATTCCCATGAATATGTTCAAAAGATTATCCCGATCAGAATTATCTATTTGTGAATTAGTAATTGGAAAAGTAATGCTGTCAAAGATTGCCTGTGGGAAGGCTCGAAGGCTTATGTATCGATCCGCCACCTCTTGAGCATCTACCGCTGAATGGATGACTGACTGGATGCTCTCAGACTTGTATCCATAAAGCGCAATTGATGAAGTAGATGTTGCAGTTTTTTGAGATCCAAAATTGTTGCCATAATTGATATAAATATCATTACGAATATCAGCTGCTTTTGTGGTCGTGCGTAATCCTGAACCAATTGCATGATTGGCAGATAGATCAACATAACCATTGGCGATTAAATAAGTTTGGCGGTGGTCAGCATCTGCGTACCCGATATTGCCTTGATTATCCTCATAGAAATAACCAAATGCACTATTGGCAATTTGGGAAGCAATGTTATAAACAGTATCAGGAGAAGCATCTCTATTTTCCATTGTGTAAAGCCCCGGCTGATCGATTTCACCTAATCCAATGTTAAATGCAGTTGCCCAAGTTTCAGTTGCAGAATATGTTGCCCAAGTCGAAGCTGCTGGAACATCATTCCAAGCCCCAAGCAATACGCTTGCGAGCAAATCATAAATTTGGTTTCCATCCTCATCTTGAGATAATGCTGCATTGTAGATTTCTTTTGCTAACTTGACTATTGATCCCATTGCAAGAATCGTATATTGAATAACATTTGCTATTGATCCTGTTGCGCCAACCTCAACAGTTATATCAGTTATATCTCCACCAAAAAGATTAACATAAGTTCCTGAACTGTTTTTAACTTGCAAACTCAAACTGTCATTCATTGCAAAAGGAAAGGTTTGACCAGCTAAAGCAACAATTGTGCATTGCATATAAGATGGATTTGGTTGGGTGTAAATATCATCTCGACCTGATTGATGAATTATGTCGCTGATGGTTAAATTTGTGTATTCAGTTCCAGCAACAGTCAGTTTCCATTCTGGTGTCCAGACTGTCATTAGCCGCCCTTGATGCCGTTATTATAGAGCTGTGGAACTGATCTTGATGCGCTTTGATTTAATACTTTTGCAACGGCTCTTGCAGCACCTTCACTATCAACGGCTTGGACTGTAATGTTATTAACTGTTGGTGCGCCCATTGGATTTCCTGCTCCATAAGTAAATCCTGCACTTGGCACAGATGGAACATTGCCACTAGGAGCAATTTGAGTTAAACCATAGGTTGCTGCGCCAACGGCTAAAGCAGCAGCAGCAGTTCCAACGGATGCTCCACCGGTTGCAAATGCGGTAGCAACTCCAGCAGCAGCGGCGGCATTTCTTAAAGTGTTCATGGCAACAACAATTGTTCCAATGGCTGCAACGAAAGCAGCAATTTTATTGACAACAAAAACAGTTGCAAGGATACCGGCTACAATTAACAATTCTTCTTTAATGCTTATCAAAAAGCCAATTGTTGTTTTTAATTGCTGACCAAATACATAAGCACCATTCGTCGCATCGGTAATTCCAGCAGTCATGCTGTTTTGACCAGTTAAGCCAGCAGCCAATGCCTGAACATTTGGCACAACCACAGCAAGTAAATAATCTGCAAATTCTTTCATTATTGGAAGTAAAGCATTTCCAATTTGTTCTTTTGTTTCAGAGAATGCAATTTCTAACTGCCTCATCTTAAATTCAGCGTTGGTTGCCTCGTTGTCAATAAAACCTTTGTATGTTCCCTTAAGCATCTGCATGATTTCCTCATGAGATTTGGTTTTGAGGGTAGCGGCATCAATGCCTAAACCAAGTTTGCCAAGTGCTGCATTTTGCCCATCAAAACTTTTGCCCAAAGCATTTGCAATCGTTTCAAGTGGTTTGCCAGTAGCAGTTGCAATTTCTTGAGATAAAGATAATAAATCTTGAGCCTTAGCCACATCATTTGTTGATCGAATTAATCGAGCAAATGCTGGTCTTAAAATGTCATCCGTTGTAGCAGTAGCAATTGATTGCTTTGTAATGTAAGTATCAATTGATTTAATCTGATCGTCGGTGGCTTTTGTATTGGCTCGAATTGTCTGCTCTAAAGACTTGCGAGCCTTTTCATCCTCTGCTGCTGCTTTAACGGCTGATACAGCAAATGCTCCAACGGCTGCTCCAGCGACTGCAAATGCCAATGCTGCTTTTTTACCAAAGTCAGCAATTTGATCTGCTGATTTATTGACTACCTTATTGGCATCATCTAAGCCTTTTTTTAAGCCATCAATATCAGCTGCTAAAGCAAGAGTTAATGTTCTACTATTACTTGCCATCAGAGAATTCCTTCTTTATATCTAAAATTATTTCTTCAAACTCTTTAATAATTGTAGGTTGTAAATGTCTGATCGTTGGATAAATAAACCAACCTCTTGAACCCGGCCCTTTAGGCATCGGCCCTGACCATCTTGGAAATTGTGGATACTTACCCGAACCAAACTCTGATGCTGCTCCAATACCTTTGCGATTACCTTTAGGATCATTGCGAGTGTTAAATTGAGTTGTTGCACCGCCTGAGAATCTTTGTGAAGCAAATCCAAATGAAATCTCACCAAGTAATGAAGATTTTTTAACTTTACCCCCTTGAGCAACACGATCAGCAACTTTGCCTCTTGATTTAGCAACATTGCGAATTTCGTTTAATTCTCTTTGTGCTAACTCGCCAACCCTGCGTTTGGTTTCATCAACAGCAATTTCACTCATGCTTCTGATTACTCTAGCAAATGAAGCAAGTTCTTTTTTGTCATAGACTATTAGAGGTTCGGTGCTAGTTGCCATTCCGTTTCTCCAATATCTCGATCGCTGTGTAAATGTCCTCTGCCTCGACCCATTCGCTCATTGGTATTTGTGTGGCTATTGCCAACTCAACCAATAATCTACTTAGGCTTCCTGCTGGATGACTTTTGGGTCTGCATCACCAACAATGACATCACTTATAGTTTCCATCCAAATATCCATTGGTTTGATTGGTTTGCTTCCGGCAACTTCACGCTTATAAGCATGATAAGCCAAAAACATAAGATCCCAAACGCCCAACTTTTCGGATGCCTGACCAATAGTGTGTCCTGTCTGCTTTTCCCATTTCGCCCACTCAGGCGGTTGGGCAATATAAGTTGCTTGCTCGCCTGAGCTGTATTCAATTGTTATTGGTAGTTTCATTTTG